AAACGCCCCGGATACGCCGGGAAATAAAAGGGGAGTTCCCCTCTTGCCATTCGGCAATTCACCCCCTACGCTGCTGCTTTCGCACAGCGTCCAGAAGCAGAAAGACGCGCGGCAAAGGGCCACCAGCTGCTACCGAGCCCGGAGCCCAGGGACGCACACCACCGGCCCGCGGCAGACCCGCCGTACAGGTTGCCGCCGGAAAGCCACTCTCTTAACCCGTCAGAAGTCTGATCAAGCTTGTCGGTGTACTGTCCATCTGCATATCCGGTACTGGATGATGCTGCCACTTTCGTTCCATGTCTTACAGATGGGTTCTCTGGATCATAGCCAAGTTCACTGATGTATTTCCAACTTGCCTGCGTATCTGCAATGCTATATCCACACTCAACATAATCCGAGGTCACACTTGTTGCTAACTTTGTGCAGTCATAACAAATGCAAGCCGTCATTACATGATTAGATATCTTAAGAATTACATTGCTGATAACTTCGTAAAATCCCAGGAACATTTCTACACCGAACAGAATGTATGGGTCTTTTCCAGATGTATTACTGTTCGGAGAACCGCAAGAACCAAGGACATTATCGCATGCACCTGTGTGCCATGGCATTGTAACGATAGTGGTCTTTACTTCTGTAGAGCCTACCATTGTAGAACCGGTAGAAAATTTAGTTCCTCCATTATCTACATAAACTGCCGAATTATTGCTGTCATAATCTTCAATTTTTGTAATGATGACACGATTTGCTTTTGCATGAAGTCCTGCATTTGCTCTATCATCCGTCGGATTGCTACCACTTAAAGCTGTGGCATTTCCAATGGATACCGTGCTTCCGACCACCAAATAGTTTGCATCACTTTTGCTGATAATGATACGTTCCACATTATTTTCAACAACAGTCGCATAGAACCTGTTGTAATATCCTGTGCAACCAGACATGATTGACTGTGAATTCCGTGTTGCGAAAGCGACCTCAAACAGGTTGTCCATATGGTTTTTATCCTGTGCAGTTGTTCCACAATACTGTGTTCCTTTGGCTTTGAATCGTGTAATCATTCCATTGTGAGACTGATCATGCGCGGCGTTTACTCCGCTAATAGATGCAGCCTTTCCATCAGAACCATTTCCGGCCATATATTTAGCCTGTGCAACGAACGGTCTGACAGTCTGATCTGTACGGATTGCTGCTCCTTCCGGAAAGAAGCCTGCATGATGTTCATCTGAGATAACAAGGCTTTCTCCATTTGCATCAATGGTTATGTTAATCCACTGAGTCAGATACAACATCCATGTATCTCTTTCTGTCCTGGAGAACTCATTGTCGATTCCCTTAATATATTCCACAATGAATTCTCCGGCATCATCTACATGACCATTAACTTCCAATCCATAAAAAACAGATTCGCCTTCAAAATCATTTCTTCCTCTTACTGTGTTCGTAGAAGGCTGTGCTACCATGCCTACAGCATCGAGAGTACGTGTGCCCGCCGACAATGGCGATACATCAAATGCACTATGATGAACCCCATATTTTTTCCCAGTTCTCTTGAGATTAAGAATGAATTCAGCCTGTTTGTTTTTTTCTCCCGCAAACATGCTGGCGGCTTCCATAAGTGCCACGTCATTATTTATCAACTGTCGAAAGACAGCGTTAAACACATCTGCATGAACAGGATCAGAAGTTTCTAATTCGCGGAGCTGATTGTTGAAAACAGCTCCAGAAATATCGAAATACGACATTTTCTACCTCCTTATGATAACATTTATCTATCATTATCCGATTACTTGTTACAAAATATCGAAATACGTTAGAATGTATCATCACACTCGAACACGCATTCCATGTCTGCATCTTTTCCTTTCTTCAGGAATGCTTTCATGGCCACCATATCTCCGTCTGCATCATATAATCCAACCTCAGAAATATAAGTGTTTGCCAGCTCATTTTCCGCCAATGTGCAACGATATCTGATTTTTGTGTCAGAAAGAACCTCGTAACCATCAACATTCTTGCGAAGTAATTCATGATGTAAGGTGTTCTGATCGGCGCTGTGTGATTTTACTGTTCCACCCGAATCTACACCTCCATCACCAAAAGCCATGCCTACAATCTTTGGGAGCGATGAAATCCCCGCTCTTGCTTTTACCATTTTTTTCTTTGCCAGTGTTGTAACTGTAGTCCCTGCCATTTAAAGGACCTCCCTTCCTGAATTTAGTTTTACACTTCCATCTAGCCTACACGTTCCATCCAGTCTTGCGGCCCGTGAAGGAATAACCATTGTGACCTCTACTTCTTCTTCGTGTTTAACAGGCGCACGAATCCGAACTGTCTGCAGATATGGCGGCTCTCCTGCATCAAGCAATAAAGTCCCGTCTAACAAACAGTTGCCGTCCAGGATCTTATTACCATCACGCCAGCCCATAATTACCCTCTGTGTGCCTCTAAAATCAGCTTTCTCAGCATTAATCATATCAGGCAATGAAATACACTGTTTCGTTTCAAAAGCCTCCTGATTGCCGATAAACAGCCTATGCCCGATAAAAGTTTCCATCGGATACCAAGAATTGAGCTTTCTCGTTCCGTTCAGTGAAAAGTTTCCATCAAGAAAACCTTCCCACCATACAAAATCGCTTCGTACGAAAAAGGAAGGCTTAAATATATTTTCATGATATACATCTGGAATCCGGTGAAAAATTCGATCTGCTATAAAATTCTCAGTTAAGACTGTATCAAATGGATAGACTGGGCGAAATTCTGTCGGATACCAATGATTCAGATTGATACTGCCGTCAAGAGCGAAGGAACCATCAAGAGAATACTTCCACCATGAAAAATCTGAATGATACGTCACTCTCTGTTCAAAGCTCTCTGTGCATTCAATAAGCATGAGGATAACAGAAAGAAGATATACTGTGTGTGATTGCTTCAGCTTATCGACTTTACTCTTAACTTCTCCTAGTTCTACCTCTGTTTCACCTTCCAATTGAACGCTGAATATGTTAGGGTGAGAAAAATAATGTCCCGGCTCATTACAATCATGAACCTGGACATCATAATCCGTCACGCCTTTTAAAATCTGTTCCATTCGCCATGGGGTCATTGGTGCTTTTGTGTTTTTCTTTTCACGGAGCAACCGTCGTCTTTCTTCATATGACAGGTCTTCTCTTACGGGCAGTCCATACTTGATCTCATGATATTTAAGTCCCCATGTAGCTGTATCGATAAACATCTGGTATGGAAGTTCTTCAATATGCACAGTGGCCAGATCAAGCTCTCTGCCCATAACTTCGTATATCCATTTTCCGACATAGGATTTATCATACCAGCCTTTAGTTACATATGTCAGCATTCTGTTGGCCGAATCGCTCCACGGGAATCTTTCCAGATCTATACTCATGTCTCAGCCCCCTCTAATGTAAATGTCACATTACCGGTATCTGCATACTCGCTTGATGAAAGGTGAATGTTTTCTCTCTTTCCATCCATCGTAAAATCTATGAAATCGCTTACTCCGGTTATGGTTGACAGTACTGTTCGAGCCGAATTGTACCGGAGGATATTTGTTTCTTTCGCCGCGGAATAGACTGCCATCATTTCAGTTTTGAATGTCGAGATTACATCATCCAATCCAACGCCATCCAGAACAAGTCCTGTACAGGCAAAATCTACAGTTTTTACTGTAGCTGACTTGACGATCAGCTTAGACGATCCAGTAGGCAACAGTCTTTTGCTCCTGTCGTCCGGAGAAACGATATGGTTGTAAACTGCTGTGACCAGTGTACTTGATGCGGGCTGTCCGTTGCTATCAACTAAGATCAATCCCACTGTTCCTGGTCCTTCAACAGCTGGTTCTACAATACAATCTCCAATCCCGGGGACTTCTTTGGCCCACTTAATATAGTCAGCATCATTCGCTACATAGAACTGCGAATCTTGGAATTCTGCATGGATTCGTTCATAATAATCTTCATCATTTTCTTCTTCAGCACCACCCGATGTTTTCTCGCTGTTGGTAATTGCTGTAACGCCATTGATCGGTGATGCCATAATTGTAATCGTATTTGCCGGAACATTCCCGGATACCCCCGGAGTGACCGCTTCAACCGCAAGGTCCATGGTTTCATTCTCTGTGAACGTAACAGTTCGTAAAGTCTGGAACTCAACAGCTTCCATCTGATCTGTTGCAGGAACCGCAAAGACTGTGCCTGCTGCCAATACTGTGCCATAAGCCGCCGTAACAGACACTGTTCCAGTTGCTGCTACAGCTTCTTTCCTTGTCACTCCTGCTTCTGCGCCATGCAGATCCATCCAATCGCCCCAGGAATATTCCGGAAACGCAACCATCAGGCAGCGAACAAGATTGAACTGTACAAGCTGAGATATCTCGATGGCCGTAGGCATGGTAAAATCATATGGGAAATCACCTTCCATATCCGATATATCCGCCGGAAGGTTTCCCATCATCCTCTCCTGTATCTGGTCAGAATCACTTTCTGACACAAATTCCGGAATTTCAAATTCTGGTCTAGCCATATTAACCACCTCCTCTAAACTTCTATGATTGAATCAACGGTAAAGGGTTCTCCATCAACAGAATAAACTATGAATGATACTTTTACCCTCCCAGTACCCCATTCAAAAGAAAACTCTTCTACCGATGATGTCCGCGGATTGACCATCAGAGCTTCCTGGATTGTCCTTTCTAGAGAAAGTTCTACAGTGCTTTGGTCAGATTCTCTTGTTATATCTTCTGTTTCAGTTCCATGATCATCTGAATATCCCAGGCAAGAATATCTTTCTGTAGATACCGTTTTTACACACCATATTTTATATGCTTCATATCCATCGTTCATTGGCACATTATTTGCGGCGGTGCGAACGAAATCTCCTTTTTCAAGATCCCACATTGGCGATGGCTTATAGTCAACGTCATATTCTTCATCTTCCTCTTCATCCACAAAATCTGGAACATCCACAGTCGGCAGTAAATTTTTTGATTCTTCTTCCATATTGCCTCCTATAATCCACTTGCCTTGACTACTACATCTATGACTACAGGTTCTCCCTCAACCCATACGATAAGCACACGATCTCCCGGTTTTAACTTAGGCATAACCACCTTATGGCTATGTGATCCCGTTCCGCTGTTATGCCCTCCGTGTGTTCCTCCAGATACGTTTGTTGATAGATTGGCCAAAAGTCTGCAGACAGAATAATCCTTTTTAGGAATAGGCAAAGGAAAAGTATTGGAAACAAGGGAATAATCTTTCTTGATCACTCCAAAGTCGAACGAAAATCCTCCTCCTGAGTGTTCTCCCATTCTCGAATCCAATACCTTTGCAAGCTTTTCCATTCCATTTTTTTCCATTTTTGACATAATGTTCCTCCTGTCAGTCAAATGATCCATCGTCAACCCAGCCCCAGACATGAGTCTGATTCCAGTTTTGTGTAACCAGATGCCATGGGTGTGCTTTTCCGGAACCACCTTTGATCGTGATTTTTGCTTTTCCGGCTCCTACACTGTATCCTCTGGCATCTGGATAACTGCTGACATAATGCTTACCGCCATGGAAATTAACAATGTCCCCAACATCATATGATTTTGCTTTTGTTTTTTTATTCCCACTGCTCTTTTTTGCTGCCGGTGCTTTTTTCAGTCCCAGTGTCATAAGCATTTTATCTACATCATGCGTAGCAGATATTACGATATAATACCCAGCACTTATTGAAGCTGTTTTTAGATGAATCTTGTCACCCTTCCGAATGATAGGAATATCCGGAAGTTTTATCGTGATTTCTTCCTTTGGTTTGCCATCATCTGCAAGAATCTCTCTCGCTTCTTTTTTTGCCTCATCTAATGTGTCATTAGTTCCTCTGGAAACAATCTTCTGGCGGATTCCGTAGCTTGTCTTTCCATCAACTGTAGCCTCAACAGGTGAGCATCCATCATCATTTGCTTTTCCGATGATTTTTACCCTTGTAACCATCCCGGTAGTGCTGATCTTATGGTTTACTTCTGTAAGATGCTGTGTTTCTTCAAAATGATATACTGTTTTATTTGTTCCAAAACCAACTACGGTCACATTCATTTTCACAGCCCGCAGACATGCCTCAATGCCGCCTTTCTTTTTGGCTTCCTTGAGGATTTTCACAACCACTGTTCCAAGCTTTTCAGACTTATAAGCCAGCTTCCCATGCTTCACATTTGGTCCGCTGTAAGATGTGACCTTTATGCCCCAGCGTTTCAGCACTTGGACTATGGCTGACTTTGTCTTTACGCCGGCTGAAAAATATACATGATCTTGTGATTCCTGCAGATCATATAGAACATCGTATGCCTTTACCTTAAATTTCTCTCCGGATGTTCTCGCTGAAGGATTCCATTCAACTATTTTTCCTCTGGTTGCTTCGGCATTTTTGCCACCATTATAGGAATACAAAAGTGCTGCATAACACCCAGGCTTGGCAAGAGAAGAAATTCTTCCCTTTGAAGTTTTATCGTTCTTGGCCGAAAAACTAATTCTGGCCGCAAGCTGGTCCTCTCCCTCTTCCCAGGATACATCTTCGACAAATTGTGTGATGTCGTAAGCCTTTTTATCTGCAGTCATAATGGCCACGAGGTATTTATATTTCATTGGATCTATCAATACTCTCGCCTCCTTATGGTAAAGTCAGTACTGTTCCTGGATATATCCAATGTCCATTGTCGCTATTGCGCCGGCCATGTTTCTTAGCAGCCGCTTCAATAACCTTCTTATTGGCATTGTAGATATTTCTCCACTTTGATTCAGTTTTATATTTCTTACGAGATATTCCGCAAAGCGTATCGCCTCGGACAATCCTGTAGGTCTTTTTCTTTTTAGTAGATTTCTTGGTACTTGGCCTAGTGGTTTTCTTTTTCTTTTTAGCTTTTTTCTTAGTCCCCAGTTCCTTTGTTGTATAAATCTTCATCTCGACATATGGAACAAAAGATATCTCGTACGAATAGTCCCCATGCCCGCCAAAAGGCTTATACTCAAAAGATTTGATAGTAACATCTTCATTGATGCCAGCTTCAGAAACCACCAGATTTAACGGTGTCTTTTTTGTCTGCCAGCTTTTCAGCTTGCTGATGCAGGTTTTTGGTGCTATCCATTTCTGGTTTACGGAGGCAAGCTTTTTTCTGCCTGCCCCCCAGAAATATCCTGACCATTTTATGGTCTGGTTTCCCATGCCAGATGGGTAACTCATTTTTCCTTTTCCAAGAATGTTATATTCCTGATATGCTGTTTCTCTTTTTACATCAACATCATCTTTTGGCATCGAAGGGAACTGGAACTTCGATGCCGAATTATGCAATTCTTTTAATATCGCTCCCATGTTCCCTCCTTATGTTGTAACAGGTGTATTCTCATAAGCTTCACTGAGCATTGTTGCAATTTCGCTTCCAAGATCGTCAGCCAGCTCCTTGATGTGAGCTTTAATGAGCCGAATAACATCACTGTCATTTGTATCTGATATATTGAACTGCGGGGAGAGGTTAACCTGTACCACAACACCAGATTTATCTGACACCACATTCGTTGGTACAGTTTCTTTCTCTGATTTTTCGGAATCTTGCGAACTGGAATCTGTGTCGAAATAAGGTGTCGTATTTGATACTTCTTTTCCAACAATTCCTCCGCTCGCATGCGCTGATATCTCATCATCAGGACCAAGAACTCCCAGTGTCCGTCCTGCGGATTTCCACAATTCAATACCTCTCTGTCGTCTGGCCGGCACCGTAGGAATGATATACTCCAATCCTTCCTCACCTACCCACGACAGCTCAGCTCCATTCAGTCCGACTTCACCGCCCGAAGCGTGCCCAGCTATAGTAGCCGATACAGATGATCCGCTACTTGAAGTGGAAATGCTAGCTGATGGATTCGTGATATGCCAGTTCAGCGTAACTGCAACATCTGCAGAGGCTGTGAAGCCCTGTGCGAATGTGCTTTGTACCTGTCCGGCGCATTCCGAATATATAGCTGCTGCATTATTCGTCTGGTCCAGTGTGACATCTACATGTCCGTCTGCTGGAATTGTCTCCGAGAAAGCAGATACCACATCAGCTGTTGCAAGAGAATAAATCTCGGCCGCATTATTGGACTGATCTAACGTGATGCTCGCATGACCATTGGCCGGAACATCACTTACTGCGCTCTCAATATCTGCTGTTACCTGCTCCACAACGCCAGAAGTGTCTGTTGTCGTGCCTGAGAAGGTAACATTTGCACTGCCTTCAACTGGTACATCTCCTACAGCACCTTGTGCATCTTCTTCCGCCTGCGCCTGCATTCCGGATGTATCGGTCGTTGTATTTGTGACATTTACATTTGCAGATGCTTCCTGCTCAATAGGCTCTGTTTCCGTTTCATCTGCTGCCTGTTCGGTTGCAGACTGCATGCCAGATGTATCCACCGTTACCAGTTCTGATGGGATAGTAACAGATGCGCCTGCCTGCACTTCAATTCCATTTGCCGCAAGTGTCCCGGATTCCATGCCGAGAGCTGCCTCAATCTGAGCCGCCGCTGTATCGGAATCCACTTCTACATCTGCCAGATCAACTTTGACTCCTTCTGCTGTCACAGACATTTCTGCTCCTTCTGCATCCAGAGCTGACATAGCCTGCTCGATAGCAGCCTGAGCCTTGTCTCCGTCAACTTCTGCAGTCAACGTATCCATGGAAATAGTCAGTTCCTGGTCTGGATGAATAACATACGGGCTTTCGATACCGTTCTGTTCTGCAATGGTCTGCCAGTCAATTCCAAGAGCGTTGCCAATTTCCCACAGGCAATCGCCTTGATCAACCTTAATCTTTACATGATCAGCGGTAACCTCCTGTGTTTCACCCAAGTCACCAAGAGCTTCATTCAGCTTTGAAGTCCATGCATCTTTGTCAATATCAACATCTCCATCAACAGAAGCTTTCAGTCCTTCAAGTGTCACATCATCAGTTGTGGTCTCTGCCGCCGCCCTGTCAATCGCTTCTGCAAGTTCAGGAGGCAACTGACTGCGGACCGTTTCATACATTGGATTGCTCGGATCCGTAAGTGATGCTTTTAATTCATCACTTCCATTCTTCCAGATCTGATTAGCATAGTTCTGCCACGTTGCAGACGTATCGCCAGCAGCTGCTCCAACCTCAATAGCATCATTAAATGAATCCATAAGGCTTTGTGGAACTGCTTTTCCCGCTTCCCGGTAATCGTCAATTAAGCCCTGCATCTGTGTTACATCAGGTTTCATGCTCTCGTACATGGTACTCAAGGCATTCTGTGTAGCATCAGTTGTAATTCCTAATGTTTTTCCATTGCCAAGTTCGTTGAACCCGTACATCAATGCGCTGGTCATAGCAGATGTATCTCCGCTCTCTAATTGTTTCTGTGCTGAATCAATAGAAAACTGCGTATTTTCCGCAAGGCTCTGCCTGTTGCTCTGAATCTTCTCAGCATATGCAGAATTCAAAGTGTTCGAACCAAGCTGTAAGCTCTTCGACAACTCATTTCCTTCCTGCCCTTTTACATACCAACCGGTCATTTCGTGATACTGCTTATTCTGAGCAGATGTGATTCTTCCGGCTGATTCCATCGAGTTAAGCTCTGAATACCACTGCTCAACATCTGCCTGTACGCTTTCCTTTGCCGATTGCCTCTGATCTCTCATTGCTCCCAGTAAGTCAGTGAATGAGCCACTTTCCAGATCAGCTGCATTCAAGCTCCCGTATTCCTGATTTATCCAGTCCCATTTTGCCTGTGCTTCCGATTCCTTCCACCGGGCAGTTATGCTGTTCATTTTTTCCTGCAAAGCACTGATGGCGCCTTCTTCATCTGCATCTATGATTCCATCTTTCAGTGCCTCAGAGACCTTTTGTGATAACTGGCTAGATAATCCATCCAATTCAACATAATCCGCTGTAGCCCATTTCTCGATGTTCTGGGCTAATGTCTGTCCCTCTTCCGTACCTCCGAGATACGTCTGAACGTGGATATGCGCTGCAAACGTCCGGCTTTCCAGTTCTTCAATCTTGCTCTTAACAAAAGTTTCGATATTACTTGTATAATCTTCCTGTTCTTCTGTCGTAAGTTTAATACCAACTCTGCTCTTAAACTCCAGAACGTCATTGGATTCCAGCGCCTTCTGGGCATCTTCTCGAAGCTTATCAGCGTTCTTTACCTCATTTAAGGCAACTTCCACATTGGCCAGGTACTTCTGATCAAGAATTCCAGAAGCAATGTCCTGCACTTCCTGAGCTGATAATTTGATGTTTCCAAAATGTTCTTCCAGATTACTGCTCAAAGCTTTCTGGTTATAGTTGTCTACTGCAACACCAATTCCAACTACTGCCGCTGTTACTGCCGCTGCCGCAAGTCCGAATTTCGCCGCTGTCGGAACCATTGCTCCCAGATCACTTATGAACGCTCCAACACTTGGCGCTGTCTGTGCTGCAAGTCCAATGCTTTTAATAGCATTTCCGATAGGCTGTAAGGTGGTCGCAATATTCTTTGCATTTCCAAGAATCCCAGTTGCTCCTTTAGCGATCAGCATAGAGCTGAGCACAGAAGAAAGGCCTGCTTTCTTTCCTCCCGGAAGAATAGCGGACGCGCTAGAGAATAATGTTCCGAGGCCGGAAGAAATCAGATGTTTCCCATCTCCGCTAATCCAGTCGGCAAAAGGCTGACCGATAAGAGTATCCCATGCAATATCCATCTTTCCGAACATATCCG